ATGATACAAGCATTAATAGGACCAATAGCAAATCTCGCAGGAACATGGTTTCAAAACAAAGTCGAAAAGACAAAAGCAGACGGACTCGCTAAAGTTGCAGAGGCTCGTGCTCGTGCTACTGTTGCAGAAAAAGTTGCAGCAGGTGAGGTTGCATGGGAAGGTAAGATGGCAGATGCAACAGTGGATAGCTGGAAAGATGAGTTCGCCTTAGTTGTCCTATTAGCTCCTGCAATTTTAGTCTTCATTCCCGGAATGAGAGAATATGTGCAAAGTGGTTTTGAGGTACTAGCAACTTTGCCTGATTGGTATCAGTACCTATTATATATAGCCATATCTGCGTCTTTTGGAATTAAAGGTGTAGGTCAGGCAACTAAGATGTTGGAACGTAAATCAGTTGGTAAGCCTTGACATTTTTAAAGATTTCTGCTATAACCTGTAAGATAGGGAATTATTTTTGGCATCTTCACGTAAAAGAAATACGTAAGAATCAAACAATGAGGTTACTATGACAAAAGCTACTCCAAAGAAAAAGACCACAACTACTAAGAAAAAACCTACTGTAAAAGCACATAGAGGTTTTGCACACGTTCCATTAAGAGGAAGACGTAGACCACCCATTCAACGTAGACCTGTGGGAGACCCACCAAGACGTAGACCAATGACACCTGCTCAAAGAGATGCACTAAGAAGACAGCAGGAATTAGCTAGAAGAAGATTTAATCAACGTAGAGGACAACCACAACCATTTACACCTGCCATGAGAGATTTAGCAAGAAGACAGTCGGAAGCAGCTAGAAAAAGAATGCAACAACTGACACCTGCTCAAAAAGACAGACTGATGAAACAAATAACTGCAGAAGATAGAAGAAGACAACAACAATTATCTGTATTACCTATACGAAGAAGACCAACAGTAGAGCAACTTAGCAATGCTAGAAGAAGACGTAGACCTGTGGGAGACCCAAAGCCGAGGAGAAGAGTAATACCTGCTAGAAAACAGGTAAAACAAGCTACACAAGCTCCTAGAACAAGACCTAAATCAAGACGAGTATAATATGAATATCAATACACTCAGAGAAGAAATTGAGGCAGATGAGGGTGTAAAGTATGAACTGTACTATTGCTCAGAAAATCATTTGACCGGGGGTATAGGGCATCTTATTACAGAATGGGATATAGATTACTATGGTAAACCTATAGGATATCCTGTACCTGAACAACAAGTACAAGATTGGTTTTTAAATGATGTGCAAGTTGCAATACAGGACTGTCAAACTATATTTAGTGCTTTTGATAAATTACCTGACGAAATACAACACGTATTAATTAATATGTCATTTCAACTAGGCAAACCTCGTTTATCTAAATTTAAGAAGATGATTGCTGCTGTAGAAGCAGAAGACTATCAAGAAATGGCAAATCAAATGGAAGACTCACATTGGTACAAACAAACAACCAACAGAGCACAACGTCTTATAGATAGAGTTATAACACAAGGAATACCACATTGAGCAGAGAATTAACAGATAGACAAAAGAAATTTTTAGAAGTTCTGTTTGATCAAGCAAATGGTGATGTTGTACAGGCTAAAGTGTTAGCAGGATATTCAGAAAACTCATCTACCACAGATATTGTGAACTCCCTTAAAAAAGAAATTATGGAAGTAACAGAATCATTTATGGCACGTAATGCACCAAAGGCAGCAGTGGCTATGGTTAGTGGTGTAGATGATCCAACACAACTTGGCATAAGAGATAAACTTGCAGCATCAAAAGAATTACTTGACAGAGTTGGTTTAATTAAGACTGAAAAGGTGCAGGTAGAAGCATCAGGTGGAGTTATGTTACTACCACCTAAAAAAAATAATTGACAATTTAAAAAGAACGTGATACAATGAATAGAAGTTTAGGGAAGTGGAAGTTACCACAACCAACAGACTTAAAAGATGATACTCAAACAGAGTGGATACAAATCCCAAGAATAGCTAGGATAGTTCCGTTTGGTTATAGAACAAATAAAGACGATATGGATTTACTTGATCCTATACCATACGAACTAGAGGCATTAGAATTAGCTAGAAAATATGTTAATCAATATTCATACAGGCAAGTTGCTAATTGGTTGACAAAGAAAACAGGAAGAGATATATCACACGTGGGTTTGAGAAAAAGATTGATGCATGAAAAACAACGTAAGAACCAAGCTAGAACTCTTAGAAAATGGTCCGAGTATGCCAAGAAAGCAATCCAAAAAGCGAAAAGCATACAAGAAGAAAGAACAGGAGCAAGAGCCTAAAGTAAATATTATAGAGGATGAGATAGAGGTTATACCTGTTGCAGAACAGAATATAGTTTTTCAACCAAACAAAGGTCCTCAAACAGAGTTTTTAGCAGCAGACGAAAGAGAAGTTCTTTATGGTGGAAGTGCAGGTGGTGGCAAATCATTTGCGATGTTAGCAGATCCACTACGTTATATGGGTCATCCATCATTTAGTGGACTACTACTTAGACATACAACTGAAGAATTACGAGAGTTGATATGGAAGTCTCAAGAGTTATATCCTAGAATTTGGAAGGGTATAAAGTGGTCAGAAAGAAAGATGCAGTGGGTAGCACCATCAGGTGCGAGACTGTGGATGTCATACCTAGATCGTGAAGAAGATGTTCTTAGATATCAAGGTTTGGCATTTAGTTGGATAGGTTTTGATGAGTTAACACAATGGGCAAAACCTTTTGCATGGAACTACATGAGATCAAGGTTACGTTCTACTGCTCCTGACTTACCTGTCTACATGAGGGCAACTACAAACCCCGGAGGTCCGGGTCATCAATGGGTTAAGAAAATGTTTATTGACCCTGCACCTTATGGACAACCTTTTGATGCTACTAACATTGAAACAGGAGAAGTATTAAAGTATCCATCAGGACATCCTAAAGCAGGACAGTCTTTATTTAAAAGAAGATTTATACCTGCTAGACTTGTGGATAATCCTTACCTGTCAGAAACAGGTGATTATGAGGCAATGCTTTTATCTTTGCCTGAACAGCAGAAGAAGCAACTACTTGAGGGTGATTGGGATATCAAAGAAGGTGCAGCCTTTACTGAATTTAATCGTGATATACACGTTATTGAACCTTTTAGTATTCCATCTAATTGGGTAAAGTTTAGAGCTTGTGACTATGGTTATGGTTCGTATAGTGCAGTTCTTTGGTTTGCAGTTTCACCTGCAGAGCAACTTATAGTATACAGAGAGTTATACGTTTCAAAAGTGTTAGCCTCTGATTTGGCAGATCAAGTATTAGAGTTAGAATCAGGTGATGGAAATATTAAGTATGGGGTTTTGGATAGCTCTCTTTGGCATAAACGTGGTGATACTGGTCCTTCTTTGGCTGAACAGATGATACAAAAAGGATGTCGTTGGAGACCATCTGATAGAAGTAAAGGTAGTCGTGTATCAGGTAAAAATGAATTACACAGACGTTTGCAAGTAGATGAGTATACAGAAGAACCTAGAATAGTGTTTTTTAATACCTGTATAAATTCTATATCACAAATACCTGCAATACCTCTTGACAAAAGAAATCCAGAGGATGTAGATACAAGATCAGAGGATCACATTTATGATGCATTACGATATGGAATTATGTCAAGACCTAGATTTAGTATATTTGACTACGACCCTATAGGCAGACCCAAAGCTAGTATGCCTGTAGCTGACTCAACATTTGGATATTAATATGGCAGAAGAAGAAGCTATAGCATTAGAAGATTCTAGTGATGCAACGCTTACAGACTATGGTGTAGATAATTTAGTTGATCATGTTATGGCTCAGTTTAAAAAATCTGAAGACTATAGATATGAAGATGAACTGAGATGGACTAGAGCCTACAGAAATTATAGAGGTTTGTATGGTCCTGATGTACAATTCACAGAAGCAGAAAAGTCTAGAGTATTTGTTAAGGTAACTAAAACAAAAACTTTAGCAGCCTATGGACAAATAGTTGATGTCCTATTCGCAGGTGGTAAGTTCCCTATAAGTATAGAACCCACTGAATTACCTGAAGGAGTTGCAAAAGATGTTTCGTTTGATCCCCAAGAACCTGAAGAACTTCGTGGAGAATCTAAAATGGATTCCCCTTATGGTTTCCCCGGAGATGGTATGGAGTTACCTAAAGGAGCTACCGAAAAAAGTTTACTTGATCGTCTTGGACCTCTGCAAAAAGATTTGGAA